TTTTTTTCTCACCCCTTTTACTTGTATCTTAATTTTTTGGTCAATTAGTTGCACACACGGCAAATTCTTCCGAAACGTACTAATTTCCGCTCGTACAAAATACCATGTATGACTATTCAAGGATAAAACCTACAACCTTGTGAATTGTTGGGGATACTAAGTCCCCTTGAATTCAAGACTTAGTGTCAGAAGAAAATTTAATGTCTAACTTCCATAGACTCCCTTATAACGCAAAGAAACTAAACGTAAACCTTTATGGAGAAAAAGTTTAGAAAAACTATTGAGAACGAACACGCTTTCTCAATTAAGCGTGAGCATTTTTGAAAATACACAAAACACAATTTTAATCTATCTTAAAGGCCCGACAGAAGCCATAAAGAACGTTCCATTGTTTACAACAAAGGAACCAACATGCCGCCTATTTTAACAAGCTCTGCAGCAGTTGAAACCGCGCCTGGAAGAGTATCTTTCATCCAATTGTAAGTGTCGGAAGCGCTCGTCTTAACCCAATTCCAAATGTCTGACATATGGAAAGGATTCTCATGAAATTGTGGAACATGAGAAATAAGAGACAGCGCTTTTTCGACTGTAGCAGCGGTAAAATGAGGAGCTTCAACCTCATACCATTGGTCCTGGGTCCTAACTTCAATTCCCCAGCAAGCAGTCCAAATAACTTCTTGACCAAGAGGTTGGGAAACCTTAAAACAAATAGCGAGATAATCAGAGTTCTCTCCAATTAAATAAGATGCGGTAGTAAAAAGGGCATTAGCACCTTTGCCAAAACTCTGGAAATTAAAATCCTCAGGTTTTGTAGGTTTGAGAAAACCATACATGCCATTTGTAGCTTCTTTAACACAGACACCCTCATCAGAAGCAAAATCATCATAATCAACGTTAGTAGTAAAATCCACACCTTCCGGAACTTGGGTGGCTAAAACCTTGCCCTCGCGATTAAGGGGAGGAGCATCATTTGTGCCCATCAGGGAAACTCCATATATTTTAATAGCATCGGTCGTCGCGCTATGATCAAAAAGACCAGGAAGAGTTTGAAATCCCCAAAAACGTTGAACAGCAGTAGCAGCAGCTGTAAGAGAAATAGTTCCAGTATAAGTTGTAGGACCAGCTCCTCCACCAACAAGTAACTTAATATAAATGCCATTACGACCTCGCCCGGCAAACAACCCAACAGCTGGCGTATAAGTAACAATACCTCCATTAGGAACAGAGATACGAGGTCCCGCATTTTCGTGGAAACCATTCACATAAGCAAGAAATTCAACTTGCAAAGTGTCACCTGTTGAATTAGCATTATAAATATTCAAGCTTTGACCATTTTGCATGAAGATGTAATTTCCTTGATCACCCCGAACAATGCCAGGAAAGAGGGCTTTTCCATGGAGAGGTGCACCATTAACATATTGGAGATACGGAAAATCTAATGGCATTGCTGTATTACCTCCTCCTTCTTGAGGAATAGGAACATTAAAAGCGGGCGTAGTATACGTGAAACCAGCAGCGCAGTCCACTTGAGCTATAAAAGCACGATAAGGTTGACGAGTGGCAAAGGCGGTGCAATCAGCAACATTTACAGGAGTAGATAAATTACCAAAAACTCCATCTTGACGTTGATAAAGTTTAAGAGCGGCAGTGGCATATGAACCATAAACTGAACCTATTCTTATAGCATCAGAATCATAAGGATCAGAAATGGCTTTTATAATTGATTCCAATTGAGCACTCAAAACGGTATTGATTTTCCTGTTTTGTGCTACTTTCTCATCGCGGTTCATGGCTTTCATTAAGTGCTGTTTACCATAACCTTTTTGAGTTGTACGTGATTTTCCCGTATTAACAGTAACCTTAACAACTTTTTTTTTTTTTCTTTTTCTTTTTATTTGCATTTCTATGCTGTTTACCTTTATTTTCGGTAACAGTAACCAATGTTTTGGAATTGCTCTGTTTCTCAAAAACAATAGTAGCGACTTTGCCACGTGCAATAATAGAGCCTACCAAAGAAGCAGCTTCTTCTTTAGCAGTATAAACGACAGTAACTTTAAATGTCGCACCTTTAGAATCCACACAAGTTTCAATTTCACTTGGAGGAGGAGCAGGTTGAGTTGGGGGAATAGGTGTATATTTCATGTTATTCATTTGTTTTTCAAAGATAATATAATTTGAATCAATTTTTAAAATTTTTATTTTATGTGGCTCTTCAGTATTTAAGGATCCTTCAACACCACAATAAAAACTATTCATGACAACAAAGTCAGGAAAACTACTAGCAGCGGCGCGCCATGCTGCATCGTGTTGAAAAATATGATCATAACTTTGAATTAAATACGATTTATAAGCAAGAACAAACTCACGAAAAGGGCGATTAGACCAACCAACATAATAAAAACCTGATAAACGTTGTAAAATATCAGTGGGATAGGTCTTCTCCAAAAAACATATTGAAGCATATAATTTATCAACGGAAAGACTATATATACAACGTCGACAACTGCCTTGACCCACAAAAGTATCAAAAGAAGAACTAACAAAAGTACACTGTTCTAGCAAAACACCTTCAGTCCTTTCCCACGTATAAGTAACCCCATACATTTTTGCATCTTCACAAAACATCTTAGCATCCATTTCAGCATCATTGTGTACCGACAAAAGAACATCATCTCCACAAACAGACAAAACGACTTCTCGAACAAAATCAACATAACGAGTTGAGACACGACGACGATAGGAAAGCATAACTAACGCAGTGGCGGCCAAAGAATTATCGACAATTGTATTACAACTGCCAGAAGGGTTACCTGAAAATTTTTGAAACACTGTACCATCCTGCATAATGATGGGCGTGTAAACAAGATTCTTATAATAATTAATCATTCGACTGATGTTGAGAACAGTTCTGTCTCGAGAACACAAACATCGTATACGTAAAGAAAGTATACACCACATCATATCTCGAAACAGAGAAGAATCAAATTGAGTCGCATCCAAACCATAATGCTTAAACTCAGGACGTTTGTGTTTTTTATAAAGTTGATCCCAACCACCTTTAAAATAATTGAGGCCAACAGCTGACGGTGTACGTAAATGGGAATCATAAAACTTATCATTCATATCAGAAAACAGACGGGCTCCAGAAACAGCAGCATCAATAGGGCCAGCGGTAAAGGTTCGAATAGAATTATTATCTATTTTTTCAATAGCTCGAATTTCTTCTTTAAGACAATTTTGAAAAATATAACTATGATTGGGGTTATATGCCAAAGAATGCCAATCACATTCCCAGAATTCATCGGGAAAATCATCAAGAACGGCTCCTTTAGTTTTATACAACTTATTAAAAGGAAACCCAGGAGAAGTAGTGCGATCAATAGTTTGAATAGCATCAACGAGAGGAATAACTTCACTCTCCTGCATATATTGGCCATAAGTAATCATAAGCCAATCAGTAACTTCCCTCAATTCCGACCATTTTATAGTGGGTTGATCTTTTGCGTATTTTGCAGCAGACTTATAAGCAGCTTCAATGTTAGGATTGGGAAGACCGTAGAGCTTGCTTTCTATTATAAAATCTGCCTCTTCTCGTGAAAGTTTTTTCACAGCAAATTCATAAAGTTTTAAATCGAATTTTCGACGATTTTTCATAACTGGATACTTATGAAAATGACCTAAAACTTTTAAGGGATCTTTTAGGAGATTTATACACTCAGCTTTCTCAATGGAACATTTAGAAAACGGGGCTATTTTCTGGCGATTGTTACTCAATTGCTTGACTCCAGCGTGAACAACACCATTATAACGGTAAGCTAAATCAACACCTTCAAACTCAG